GGGATGCGCCGGTCACTTCCAGCTCGGGGCCGTTCTCGCCAACCAGGCGGATGCCGCCCAGGTGAGAGCCGCCGCTTTCGAAGTGAGCAATGCCGTAGCGATCAAACGCAGCGAGAACATCTCTTTCGTAAAAGCCGTACAGGGCAGCTATGTCTTTGGCGGTACCGCCGTTGGCCTTGATGTCGTTGGCCAGCCCCACGAAGTCGTTCGTGCCGTCGTACTTGTGAAACGTGGGGGCCAGTTTGTCCAGATGGGTAATGCGATCTTTGTCGGTGATGGCCTCATAGCCAGTGCCCGCCGTGCCCAGGTAGATCGGCGTCTTGTACTTGGCCTCCGAGGCGGCTGTGGTGCTGCCACCGCCCCCAGGCCCGAAGGTGGGACCGCCGACCGATCCACTGCCGCTGGAGGGCTTCGATCCGGCCGCACCGTCGGACTCCTTCTTGAGCGACGCCACAAAGGCACGGAAGGCCTCGTCCACCGACTTCACGCTCGTATCTACACCGCGTGTCGCGTCCAGCTGCTCCTTGGCCGTCTTTTCGAGCTGCTCCAGGTGGTCGACCTGGGCTCTGGCTTCTTCAAGCTGCAGCTCGTCCACCGAGAGCTGGTCTCCCGCCGCTTCGTCCAGCAGCTCCAGCTTGTTGCGCAGCGTGAGCTGGGCGGCTTCATAGTCCAGCCGGTTGCTGTAGTCGCCCGTGCCCATGGTGCTGCGTGCAGCCGAGATCGCGGCGCTGATGTCGTCGGACTCGGGCAGGTAGCCCGAGCGCAGCATGGTCTCCACGGCCTGGTTGATGATGGCGTTGCCTTGGGTTGCCGCCATGGTCCGCGTGCTCTGCACCAGGCCGCCCAGCTCATCAATCGGATCGCGCAGGGTGTCGCGAAGCGCCCGGCCTGCATCGACACGCTCCTGGGCCACATCCATGGCCGCGCGGGCCGCATCGAGCGCCAGGTTCAGTGAGCGCTGGAGAATTGCATAGGCGGCGTCGGTGGCGGCCTTGGCGGCGTCCTTTTGCTTCTTGGCCGTGTCCTCGGCCGTGTCGGAGAGAGAGGCGAACGCCTCGTTCATCTCCAGCAGAGCAGCGGCAGTGTCCGAGGCACTCGTGCTGATGCCCAGCACCTCGGCGTTCAGCCCCACCAGCTCGGCCACGCTGGCCTGCACCTTGTCAGCAGACATGCCGGAGTCGAGCACGTCGTTCAGGCTGTCCATGAAGCTGCCCAACTGCGCCTGGCGCTCCGGGTCTGCCTTGCCACCGATCAGTGCCGGGTCAACGTCCTTCAGGCCCAATCGGCCCAGGTCCGCCACGGTGATGGCAGAACCGGTCAGCCCTGCAGCACCCTTGCCCACGTTGGCAATGAGCTGCTCACGGTTGGCAGCTTCGACGTCGGCCCGTGCCATAGCGTCTTCGGTAAGCCTGCGGTATTCCTCCCGCGTCTTGGGCATCTCGATGCCCACGGAATCCAGCCGCTCGCGCACCAAGCGCTCGGTGTTGGCCTTGCGCTCTTCCGGGCTGTAGAAGTTGTTGTAGAACGAGGCGAGGTTGCTCTGCAGCTTCTCAAACCCGCCCGAGGCCTCTGCCAGTGCCACCGCCGCGTCGAAGGCCATGTCGGCCAGCTTGTCCAACCCAATCGAATCCAGAGAGGCGCGAAACTGCGCCACGCCCGTGATCGTGGTGTTGATGGACAGCAGCAGTGCATCTGCCGCTTCGCCAGTCAGACGCTCTGCATCAACATCCGCTATCTGCCGGGCAATGGAGCGCGGGAAGGCCTCTCCCGCTTCGGCCGCAGCCTTGGCCGCGACCTGCAGAGCCTGAATGGTCGACTGCTTTAAATCGAGGGTCAGGTTCTCGACCGCCGTCTTGTAGTCAGGGCTGTTGGTGCTGAAAAGCTCGTACAGCGTGCCCGCGTAGTTGTCGCCCTGGCCCGACTCGCCGAAGGTTTGCCCGTTGTTGAACTTGCCGCCCGCGAACACACCGCCACGGCCCTTGGAGCTGGTCTCCAGGCCTGCAGAGAAGCCCGAGAGCCGCATCGTGCTGCCCAGGGCCTTGAGCATGGCGTCGATGGTCATTGCGGTGCCCGACACCGCGTCGCGGATGGCCTGCTCGTTCTCGACCGGATCACCCTCCATGCGGTACGCACGGCCATTGGTCAGGCCCACGCGTTCGCCGTTCGAAAAGTCCCGGTCGTACTGCTGGCCGACATAGTCGTACGTCTGGCCGCGCCGGTTGTTCACCACGCGGTCGTCGTAGGCCACGCCGAACTGCCCGCCGGTCCGCGTCTCGCCCTTGGTCGCTTTGCCGATCATTGCCAGCACCGCGATGGCGCCCAGGCCCAAAGTGATCGGGTTGGACAGCAGCGCACCCATGCCCCCGCCGATACCGGCGCCCGTGCCTGCTACCGGGTTGATCATCGCGGCCATGCCCGGTGTCGCCAGGCTGGTGCCCATGCCGATGCCCGTCGTCGTGCCTGCGGAAGCACCGAGGCCCAGCCAGTTGCCCACTGTGCCCATCACGCCGCTGCCGCTGGTCAGGCCGCTGAACATACCGGCGCCATTGCTGACTAGGCCCATGGCCGACATGCCGCTGTTGATGACCCCGTTCACCGCCATCGACACCGGGCTCATGATCGCCTGAATCACCGGGCGCAGCACCATCGTGCGGAACAGGTCTTCGACGTAGTCGGCGGCATCCTTGCCCCCGCGCATGATGTTGTCGGTGAGCGACTGCGCGAGCTGGGCGTTCTGGCGCTCGATGGCATCGGTCGCGCGCTCGTTGGCCTTCACCGCGTTCTCGGCTTGCTCCTTGGCCCAGTCCTTGGACTCTTTGTCGGCCATGGCTGCGCGCAGGCGCTTTTGGGCGGCGATCTGGCGCTCTAGCGCCTCGATGTAGCCGGGGATGACGTTGTCGGTTGCCTCCAGGTCAAGGCGCTGCTTTTCTAACTGGACGATGGTCAGGTCGACCAGGGCCGATCCAGCCTGGCCGTAGACGCGGTTCTGCGCTTCAAGCGCTGCAGCCTGATCATGAATCGCAGAGGTGCCCTGGCGCACCGCGTTGACCTGCTCGATCTGCGGCTTGATCAGCAGCACCTCCATGTCACGCGCTGCCGCGCGCTGCAGGCTGATGCGCCTTTGTTCCAGCTCTGCGAGCTGACCTTCCACGGTCTCGCGTTCTTTGGCGGTGTCCTTCTTGCTCTTGAGCAGCACCAGCTTCTGCTTGAGCGAGTTCTGTTCGTTCTCGACGTCCTGCTGCTGCAGCGCCGCCTTGCGCTGCACCGCTTCGAACTCGCTGATGACGTCGAGCTGGCGCAAGGTCTGCACTTCATCCAGGGCGTCGGCGGTCTTGGCCGCCAGCAGCTTGTAGCCCTGCTGCACTGCCGCGATCTGTGCGTCGATGGCGTGGGAGTGGGCGCTGGCCGCGCTCGCACCCATTTCCTTGATCTTCTTGTCGCGCTCCGTGGCCCATGCCTTCTCGGACTCGTCGAACTTCTTTTGAGCCGCAGTCAGCGTTGCTGCATCCGCGCCCGAGGCTTTGAGGTTCTCCAGAGCGGCGCGGGAGGCTTCCACCTTTTGGGTGTATTCCTGCTGCGCTGCGCTGGCGGTCTTGGCTCCGTCGATGGTCTTTTCGAAGGCCTGCAGGGCGACCGTGGAGGTGACGGTCAGGTTTTGAGAGCCCTTGGCCTGTTTTTCGTTGACCTCGGCAACGGTCCTGCCGTAGTCCGCAGTTGCCCGCTGGAGCTGGGCAATACGTGCGGCCTCTTGCGCTGGGTTGTCCGTCTTCAGCGTCTTGAGACGGTCAATCTCTTGTTGCAGCCCCCCCAGCACCTGCGCAGCGCGGTCTTCCTTGATTTCTGGATTGCCCTTCAAGGCAGCATTCCGACGATCGAGCAACTCAATCTGGCTGCGCAGTTCAGCACGGAACTCTGCAGCGTTGTCGAAGATGCTTTTCTCGACCTTTTGAACGCTCTTTTCAGCGGAATTGCCCCACAGCGTCCAAGCCGTGACCCCCAGCGTCAATGCTGTGGTGACCACGCCAATGGGGCCACCAAGGAAGCCAATGGCACCGCTCAGAGCACGCCCCGCAATGGATGCTGCGCCCTGGGCCGCTGCCAGCGTTCCAGCTGCGGCCGAGGCAGCGTTCGTGGCCGCAGTCTGGGCTGCGGTGGCGGTCGCCAGGGCCGCGCTCACACCCGCCTGCTGCTTACCCAGCGCAGCCAGTTCGGTCATCAGCATCGCGTGGCGAGCCTGTGCTGCTGTCAGTGCCTGCGTGCCCTCTCGCAACGCCGCCAGGGCGAAGCTCTGCGCACCGGCCGCCCGGGCTGCCGCGATCTGCGCCTCGGCCTGGGCCATGGTGGCGCGCACGGACTCCAGCTTCGCAACCACCTCGGCGCGCGACAGCACGATGGCCTCGCGCGTGGTGTTGAGCGTGGCGATCTGCGCCGCCTGGGCGACCATGTCGGCCCGGGCGCTGGCGGCCTTGGCCTCCAGCTCGGCCAGGTAGGCGGCAATCTTCTGGCGGGACGTCGCCACAACTTCCACATTGCCCGCCGCCTCGGCCGCAGCCTGCACTGCAGCGAGGCGCGATGCCTGCGCCAGTTCGGCCTTCGCCGCCATGGCCGCTACCGTCTCGGCCACCACATTGCCCAGCTTCACCGAGGCCCAAGCCGCAGCCACCGCCATGATCGCGTTACGGTTCTCCCACAGCACGGCTAGGCCGTCCCGGCTGATCTCCATCGCCTGGGCGGCAGCGGTTGCATAGGCGCGGATGCCGTCCACCAACTCCTGGTTCAGCGTGACGTTGCCCGCCTGGTCAATCGTCGTGAACAGGCCGCTCACCTCGGCCAGGGCTTTCTTGGAGGCCTGGATCAGCGGCTCCATGCCCTCGGCGGCCACGCGCGTGGCACCCTCTCTGACCTGGTCGAGTCGGCCCTTCAGCGTGTCGTTGAACGCTTCGCTGGAGGCTTTGAAACCTTGCAGGCGGCTCATCAGGAAGGTGAACAGGCCCTCGCTGGATGACTTGGCTTTCTGAATGTCAGAGTCCTTGAGGCCCAGAGCGCTTGCCAGGGTCGAGCTGGCGGGCGTGATGCCCCCCGCGACCAGGTCACGCAACTCCTGCACCACCTGAGTGGCGTCCAGACCCATGGACTTGACCGCGTTCGTGCCCACCACCGTGAGCTGGCGGATTTCTTCCAGGGTCATCCTGGCGGAAAGGCCGGGCGCCAGCAGGGCCTGGAACACGGTGGTCAGCTCCGAGCTGGTGGCCGCCGTGCGCAGCGCATCATCATTGAGCTTGCGGATGTACTCACTGGAGATGCGCAGCGCCTGGTTGTAGTCGGTCTGCTTGCCGTTGATGGCAGTCATCGACCCCAGGATGCCCGCCATCCCGACCTGGCTGACTTCCAGGTTCTTGGAGAAGTCGAAGGCGTTGCGCGGCAGTTCGGTGATCGCCTTGGTGATGGCGTTGATCCCGCCGCCGATCACATGCAGGCCCGCCGCCCCCGCCACGATGTCGCGCACCGACATCTGCACCTGGGCCAGGCTGCGGGTGGTCCGGGCCGAGGCCTGCTCGGCACTCGCGCCCATGTTCGCAAACTCGCGCGTGACCTTGGGCAGCTCAGTCGTTACCGACTGAGCGTCCACTGTCATCTTGATGCCGATCTGGCGTACCGCGCTCATTTGTTTTAAAGTCCCGTCATGTCCAAGTTGCTGTCGCTGTGGCTCATAGGCCTCGTACTGCTTGCCCCGCACCCCTCGGTGCTGCTGTGGGCCTGGGTGGCTGCGCCTGCCCTGGTGGTGCCGCTGTGGCTGCTGCGGGCAATGACCTCGCGGTAACCCGCCACCTCCTCACCCTCAGTTCAAAAGGCCGGTCTCCCGGCCTTTTTGCTTATCGGGCCTCGCTGTTGCGGATGGCGACCGTCTCCGCTTCCAGTACCTGCAGTTGGCTGAAGACTTCATCGAACCTTGCTTCGGGCACCCGGTAGCGCCGCATCACCACCTCCACGCCTTGGTAGTCCAGGCCCTCGCACACCGTGATACTTGCCTGCAGGCCCCTGGGGACCGCCCTGTACCGCCACTGCGTGCCGCACCCCAGGTACACATCCCACGCCTGCCAGTGCTCGGGCCACAGGTCGAAGTCATCGGGCTTGTCTTTCTGCAGGGTGGTGGGCACGAGCTGGTCGATGTCGACACGCAGCAGCACGCAGGTGGCGCGCAGTTGGTCGTCGACTACGTGGCGGCGCGAGTCGTCCCGGCCGAGGCGGTGCCGGACTGCGCCTTGGAGTTTTTTATGGCGGCCTCGCGCTGGTTGAAGAAGAAGTGATCCAGCCAGGACACCACCATGGCCTGCTCCAGGCCGGAGTACTCGTTCTCGGTGGCGAGGCGCTCCGCATGGCTGTAAGGCACCGGCTGGCCGTTCTCATCGAGCATCTTTCCCCAGCCAACCACGATTTCATCGAGCAGCTCGGCGTTGGACAGGTGAACCCGCTTCGTGCGCGGTGTCTGGTCCGGGTCGGCGGCGTCGATCTCCACCGGCACGTCGTAGCCGATGGCGTACTTTTCGTTCAACGTATTGCGCTCTACCGTCGTCATGCGGCGGAATTCGACGTCGAAGTGATGGGGGATTTGCTCGCCGTTGTCGCCCACCAGGTACACGGTGGCGGGGCAGATGACGATGGGTTTCAGGCCCGAGATGCGGACTGCCATGGGTAGGTTCTTTCTGTGAGTGAAGTGAAGAGGAAACAGGGACTGCGAGCCGCGATCAGCGGACCACGATCTCCCACTCGTCGTTGCCGAGGACCGGGATGAAGCGCAGCGGGGTCGTGATGGTCTGGATGCCGTCCAGCTCGCCGAAGGTGGGCTTGCCGAGCTGCACGTTGGGAGCGATCAGCTCGACCACGTTGGTGGCGCCGGGGCCGTGCTTTAGGTGCAGCGGGCCGCGAGCGCCCTGGCGGGCCAGTTCCACCCAGTTCTTGTCGGCGACGGGCGTGTTGTCGAAGGTGACCGAGCCCTTGCTCTTGCGGTCGGTGATCGCCACGGAGTCCACATTGATCATGTCGCGCTTGACCACCACGTTGCCGAAGTCGAACTCGAAGCCGCTGGCCGCTACCGGCACGCCGTGCAGGTCGAGCGTCGTATTGGCCTTGTTCACGCCAAATGGGTCTTGGAACTTGGTGTAGAGCGCGCCTGGCAGTGCTCCAGCGGTCGCAGCCTTGTAAGTGCCGGTGATCTCCACCTGCAGCTTGGGGATGGACTTGGCCGCAGCCGAAAGCTTCACGTTCAGCATGCCCGCCGTGATCTTCTGCAGGTTGGGGCCGACCGCGATGTAAACGGTCACGCTTTCCTGGCCCTGCGTCACGGGAGCAAAGCGCACGTCCGTCCCTGCAGCGACGGTCACGCTGGCACCACCTGCGCGCAGCAGGGGTTCGTAGCCAGGCACATCGCCAGCAGCGGCCACTCCGGCATATTCAACCGAGAAGGCCAGCTTGACGTACTGCGTGACCATGGTGCTGCCGCCGTCGCCGAAGAATGGACGGATGTTGTTGCGCTCGACCTCTTCGCCTTCCAGGGGCGTGAAGGTCACATCGCTGATCAGCAGCGCGTTGGCGGCTGCGGTCGGCGTCGAGTCGGTGCCTTTGACCGCCTCGACCTTGGCGAGGATGACGGTCTGGTTGATGAAGATCGGATCGGACATGGGCAAGTGCTCCTGGGGTGATTGGGTGGCGGGCGGCTTACTGGGCCTGGGCCTTGGCGGCTTCTGCCTGGGCGTGCTCGGTTTCGGACAGGGTCCGTGCCAACAGCACGCGGCGGCCGTCCTTCATGCGGACGTAGTGGCCGCCCCGGCCGTGGTTTTCGTCGGGCGGGATGGGCGCGCTGGGCGCTTGGGCAGGCGCCACGGCAGATGCAGTTCCAGCGGCAGCGGGAGCTGCTGCGGTTCCGGCCTGCTGCGTGGTTTGGCCGTCCTCTTGGGCTTTCGGCGCTTGCGGGTTTGGATCGGTGGCATGGGTCGCCTTTGTCTTGGTGGCAGTCACAGGTAGCTCCAGGTCTTGAGTTGCAGAACAACGCTGTTGCAAAGCGCACCAGCGAACATCACGGCGCCCGCGTCGGTCACTTGCACGCCGTCGGTCTCGTCGTCGAGGGGGCCGGGCTGGCACACGCCGCCCAGCGTGGGGTCGTTGCGCACCACGGCGCGGAATTGCTCGACCAGGTCATCGAGCACTAGCTCGGACGCGTCCGCGTCGTTGAAGGCCATGTAGCCGCGCAGCGTCCAGGTGTGCTCGTTCAGGGTGCGCCGCACGTTGGGGCTGTGCTCCCTAGTGGCAGCACGTCGCAGAGTCCAGCCGCGCAGGTGCTTCGGGCCGCTCGTGGGCTGGTGAAGGAACAGCGAGGCAAACGCGTTGTTGTCCTTTGCGTAGCGTTCTCGGTCGTGCACCACGCCGATATCGGGTACGGATGACAGGGCGGCCACGATGGCGGCGCGGTGGGCCTGCACGGTGCTCATGCGCCACCTCCTGCCTGGCCTGCCAGGTTGGCGGCTACGCGGCCTGCTGCGTTCTCAAACATGCGCAGCACCTGGCCCTCGGTCGCGGCGGCGGCCTTCTCAAACACGCGGCGCGGCTTGGTGCCCTTGCGGGCGATCTTGCGAGCCACCAGGAACGCCACGCTGCGAGCGCGCTTGGGCTCCACGCCCAGGACAGCCTTCACCCACGGCACCAGGGCCTCGATGGGTGGCATGTGCGGCTTGGTGCCCAGCTCCAGGAACGTGGCCGAGGGCTGCGAGCTGCCCACCGTGCCGAGCACGCCCAAGGCAGTAGCGAATGCGTCGCTGGTCACGCTGGCGGCTGTCATGCCCGTGACGCGCGGCAGGCCGTCTTTGACCTCGCGCTCGACCAGGAGCGTGCCCTCGGTCATCGCGGCGAGCAGTTCGCGGCGCGTCATGTCGGGCGCCTGTTCGAACCCGCGCCGGATCGCGTCCAGCCCGCCCACGGAGAGGTGCATGCTGGTCATTGCACACCCCGTGTGAGGAGGCCGCGTTTGCGGCCTGGCCAGGAGCCCACGGCAGCAGCGGGAGTGGCACCGCTGCCCCCGGAATTGCCGCTGGCTGTGCTCTTGGCAAAGGGGTCGACCTGGCCGGTACCGACGTAGTAGGCCGTGCGGTATTCCTTGGCCCGGGCGGCATAGGCGCGGGAACGGGTTTCAGTCTGGACAACGTCGGCGCCGATGGCCGTCTCGCGCTCGCCGCTGTAGCGGGTGGAGAGCTGCTGGCACAGCACATAGGCGGCGTACTGCGCCACCGCCTGGCGGTGCTGCAGCGGGACGGTGTCCTGCGGGTCCACACCGCCTTGCAGAAGGTGGGGAGCGCCAAAGGTTACGCGGACCACGCTGCCCGCTTCGAAAGGCTCCACAGCGGTCAGGCTCTGGCCGCTCGGGGTCTGATATACGGCCAGCTCGATCAGCGAGAGCGGCTTGTGGCCGATGGGGTACTCGGCCTGGCGCAGATAGGCGCCCAAGGTCCAGCCGATGGGCAGCGGTGCGTCGAAGCCGTCCGCCAGCCAGGTGATGTCTTCCACCAGCACGCGCTCGCAGTCCGCGCTGTAGCGCACGCGGGCCTGCTCGATGGCGCGGTCGCGGTTGTCGGCCGTGATCACGGTGTCCTGGTCGGAAACCATGTCGGCGACGAGCTGCTGGAAATCGGCCAAGGCCATGATGGGTCGGTGTCCTATTTAAAACGCGTGGGGGTCGGTCGGCTGGGTTGTCCAAGGCTCCCGGTCTGGTGCCTTGGACAACCCACCCCTTGCGGGGCGGGCCGGGCTGTGTTCATGCGGGAGAGCCACTCCCTGGCGCCGTTCAGACGCCCTTCGCGCCGCTGGGTGTGTGCGGGTCAGGCCACCACGGCCTTGGTGAAAGCGCGGAAGTCGGTCACCGCGCCGCCGTAGATGTGGCGAATCTTGTAAGTCAGCTTGTCGGCCGCGAACATCGAGCCCACGTTCGGCGTGTCCTGCACGAACAGCTCGGGCTCTTGCTGCCCGTCCAGGAAGCCCAGCTCGATGCCGGGGATGTCGGCCGGGTCGGCCGCCGTGCACCAGTCGTTAGGGTCGGTCCAGTACCAGACGGGGATGATGTTCATCGTCAGCGACTGGATGAACGTTTTCTCGTTGTTGGTGGACAGCTTGAACAAGTCGACCGCCGCTTCCTGCAGGTCGGCAGGCACCACCAGGCGCGATGGAGCGATGCCGATCCGGTCGTTGCTGCTCAGCTCGGTCTGCTTGAGCATCGCCAGGCGGTGGACAGCCAGCTCGGCCTTCGACAGCGCAGCCGCGAACAGGTTGGCGTGGTCGACGTGAAACAGCGTCTTGGAGTCGTAGATCACCGCATTGCTGCGCAGGAAGTCGAACACGAACTTGGCAAGCGTGCGCTTGGCGGCGCGAGAGAGCTTCGTGGGGATGCGGCGAATCACACCCACGTCATCGTTCTTGATCATCTCCAGCGTCACTTCTTCCTTGCCACCGCGCTTGTCAGCCTTGTAGGTGGCCTCTTCGTCGCTCGGGCTGGTCAGCGCCTGGTAGTCGGCTCCCTCCGCCACTACGGGCAGGTCGCCATAGCCACCCCAGCGCGTGCGGTGCTGCATGCGGAAGTCGGACACCGGTACCACATTGACCAGTTGGCGCCAGCCGTCGAAGTCCACCGCTGCGCGGTACTCGGCCAGCATGCGGCGCGTCACGCTGTCGCCCAGCACTTCGCCGAGCGAGCCGCTACCGAGCGACTCGACCAGGCGCGACTGATCGCACTCGCGCAGGCGGCCTGTCACCAGGCGGTCGCCCGTCATCTCGATGTAGCACTCCTTGAAAGACTGAACCCGGCCGTGGTCCTTGTGGGTCGGGTCCCAGAAGGCGTCGAGCATGTCGCGCATCGTCAGGCTGCGGTCGCCCACGACGATGGAGCCATTGCCGAATATGGGCACACGCACTGCACCGCTCTCGGTCATGCGGGCGATGTACTCGCCCTCGGCCTTGATCAGGTCGCCCACGGCGGCCTCGGTCAGACGATCAGCACCCGCGATGCTGACCTGCGCCTGCAGGCGGTCCTTGGCGGCTTGGGGCAGCTTGGCGGCGCTGATGCGGTCGCGGGCAGCGCCACGCAGGGTGAACACTTCCAGGTCCGCGCGCGTTAGCGGCGTGTTGTCGCCCTGGGCTTCGGCGATGCGGGTAGCGCCTGGCGCGCTCGGCACTAGGGAGCCGCACACGGCTTCGTGCAGGTTGACCAGCTCGTCGTCGCCGATGGTCTCGGCGTTGATGGTGGCGTGCTTGGCGGGGTCTTTGGCCTTGATGGCCTCCAGCATGCGTTGCTTCCAGAGAGGCATTGCGTTTCCTTCGGGGTTGTTGAGAGGTTGGTCGGCGGCGGCTTCAGTGAGGCGATCCAGGCCGCCGCCAGCGCCCGGTTCGACAATCAGGTCAACGGAGTGCACCTTGGTGAACTTCACGGCCTCGCGCAGGGTCTCGGCACCGGCCTTGCGCTGCTTGGTGCGCGCATCCGCATCGATGGACAGGCCCAGCAGGCTCTGCATCCCGCGCTTCACGGCCTCGGTCATCTTTGTCACCGCTGCCTCGGTGGGGTCGAGCGCCTTGAAGGTGCCGACCAGCGAGCCGGTGTCGGGTGTCTTGCCCTCGACAAAGCGCACGCCGTAGATGCCGCCGATGAGGTTGCGAACGTCCTTGCCCTTGCCCGCGATGTGCTCCGCGTCGCTCTTGGCGAACACGCGCACGCCTTCGAACATGGACACGGCCTCGCGCAGAGTGGCGTCGGGGTAGTAGTTGCGGTTGCCGCTGCGGCCGGAGCGGATCAGCGTCACCACGATGGAGCCGTCAGAGGCCTCGCGGAACACCTCGTCGCCCAGCGCTTCACGCACGGCCGATGCGGCGGTCGTTGGCGCGCCAGGTGCGGCTTTTGGCGCGGCGGCAGGTGCGGTTGGCACGTACTGCTCGACCACCTCGATGGGCGCGCCCAACACGACCTGGTCGGAGCCCGCGATGTGCTTGAACGAGTAGCTGTACTGGAAGTGCTTGCCGTCCAGCTCGATCACAGCGCGGTCGCTGTAGATGGCCGAGAGACTGCAGTACCGGCGCTGCTCAGGCAGGCGACCGCTGTTGACCTGCTCGGAGATCGCGGCGCGCACCACGTCAATCAGTTGGCGGAAGTCGCGCTCGGGCGCAGCAGCGGCCTCGCGCATGGCGGCTTCGACTGCCTGGCCGGTTCGCAGACCGCCACAGGCCGCCAGCGCTGCAATGAGTTGAGCCCAGTTCATGGTGGGCTTACTCGTCCGCGTCGGTCAGCTTCTGGCCGTCCTTGGTGACCACGACGACGTGCGTGCCGTAGTCACGGAAGGAGAGCACTTCGGAGGCTTCGATAGCCACCTTCTTAGGGCGGGATACCTTGGCCCCTTCCTTGCCGTCGACCAGTTCGATGACGGTGCGCTTGACGCGCTTGGCGGCCTCGGCCGCAGTCATTGGCTTGGCTTCAGCGGCGGGGTCTTTGGCGTTCGGGTCAGACATTGATCACTCCATCAGATGGGCCGCAATAGCGCGGCGGTTTCGATGGAGTGACTGTGCCGGGAGGGGCACAAAAAACTAAGGCCAGCATGTGCTGGCCTGAGAGAAGGATGAGTGAACGAGCTTCGAAATGAACAGTATCTTTAGAACTGGTTTGGGGCCGCGACTACTTTGGGTGACTGCGATTTCCCGTGGGGCATCAGCCGGAACTCGGACAAGTCAGCTTTAAAGTTCGCCAGCCACCATCCATGCGCTTCAACTAGATCCCGCATCGATTCATCAGGCCCGATAACAAGCTTCTTTCGAATTAACCCGGAACTGGAATCGGAAAAAATGCATTTCCCGTAGAGGTTGAGCTGTCTGAGCAGATTCCCCGCCGTCGGCCATCTGCTCTTAACTTCAATGTAAAGATAGCACTGCTTTTTGTCCGACTGCCATGTGTACTTTCCAAAATGATCTTTGACAAGGTACAGCGGCCCGACGGTTGCGTAGCCTAAGACCATATCGATAAAGCCAACTATTCTGGGGTATCGATCTCCAAACTCTAGTGGCAACTCCAGGTGCTTCTCGAATTTCCGTATCGGCGACAGCGACTGCCATTGCGGCGGAATTCCTCCTCCCATTTCGACAGCTTGCAGCCAAGTCACGACATCATGTGGACCTCCTGGGGACGAGTTTCTGTACGAATCCCACACGTCAAATTTGTCCGTCTCCTGCGGCTGTCTGAGATCGCTGAGACCATGGAGCTGTTTGATCAAACGAAGCAAGCGGTCTTCATCCCGAAACAAGGTGGTCAATATAGCGTCGTGCTCGGGATGATCTACTTCTGGGTCGAAGAGTTGGAGGGTTTGGGGATCAATCTTTTTTCGTGCTGCTCCAGCCATTTCATCGCTCTCCGACAAATGAGGGTTTGGATCGGTGAGTGAATCCAAGGTACGGATAGAAAAGTTTGTCCATGCGGTCGTGCTGGTCAAGGAACCACTTTCGAAGCACCGTCCTCTGCTCAACGAGGGTGGTGCGCTCGGCGCCGCTGGGAGCACCGTCCAACTGTGTAGTGATGCTGTGCAGGTCGCACAGCTTTGCCCAGAATTCCTTATGCAGATATTGCGTTACGTCTTTCCCGTAGAGCCATTGGGCGCCAGCAACCCCCCGTAGATAGGTTGACTCTTCCGCTGGAGTGAGGTCGCTTCGTGCGAAAACTGCCGCGAGAGCTGCCCTTGCAGCGCCATACACTTCCATTCTTCTTTCATAGAGGTCGAGACGCAGCTTGTCGCGTGCTGTGATCCATTGCTGATAGGCAATCCATGCCCCGAAGCAAGCGACAACAGGGGTCATCATCGCCGTCAAATAGTTTGTCCAATGTGGTTCCATTCTTTCCTCCTCGGCCAATGCTACGGCAGTAGGCAAAGAGCGAGCAAGGCAACAACATCTTTAAACCCGCTTTAAATCGCCCGGCGGACGGGGTCAGGGGAAATTTCCAAGGGGTAGCCGCCCCGGGGACGTTTAAAGCGTCGTAGCCCGCGACAGCTCCAGCCCCTCACTCCTTTCGTCGCCCCGCCTTCTTCGCAGCCTGGTCAAGCGCCGCCTTCCTCCCATCCAGCCTCAGCTCCAGCTCAGAAAACGGCTTGGCACCGGGCGTGGCCACGGCCCATCCCTTGAGGTAGGGGATCGCAATACACCCGCAGTTGATCACCTGTTCGGGTGGCGCCTTCGGGTCATGAGGGCACATCATCTTGTCGATACCGCCACCAGCGTTGGGCACCAAGAAAGGCTTGCCGGCATCGACCACCTGGCCGTCCATCAGGTCATGCGTCCACCGGCTGTGAATCTTCCCGCTGCGACGCCACTGCTTGCCCAGGCCAGGCACCAGGGGCGCTGCCTGCACCAGGCGGTCCTGGGATGCCACGGCAAAGGCCCGGCTGACCTCGGTGCGCACGATGGTGGTGGCCCGCCTGGTCGACTCGGTCTCCAGCAGGGCCTGGACCGCCTTGATGGCTTCAAAGGGCGTGATGCCCCCCACCGTGACCAGGCCGAGCTGCTGCCCGATCTTGCCCAGGGCCTCGGCCGCAACATTGTTCAGGCGCTCGTGGCTGAAGGTGCGCATCGCTGCAAGCACCCGGGCATCCAGGGCGGCCAGGCGCAGCTCGATGGAGTGTCCCGCTGCGCCGAGCGGCTTGTCGACCAGGTCTTCTCCCTGCTGCCAGGCATCGCGCAGCGCCTGGTCGGCTGCGGTGCCCGCCTGCTGTCCCATGGCGGCCAGGACGATGGCGATCTGATCCTTCAGCCTGGTCAGCTGCCATTGCTTCCAGTCGGCGGGCTGCTGGGCGAGCTGCAGCGAGATCTGGAGCTGGGCGTCCCGCAGCAGGCCCACCACCCGCTGATCGGCCTGGATCAGCAGCCTGGCACGTTCAGCCAGGCGCTCCTTGAGCGCGGCTTCAAAACGCTTCTGCTCTGGTGTCACGCCTGGGCATCCGCTGGCGCAGGCTCACCCTTGGACTTGGCCTGGCCCGCCTGCAACTCGCCCCGCAGATCGGCTGGCAGGTTGAAGCTGTCCTCTGCAGCCTTGGCCTTCTTGCGTTCGGCATGCTCCTTGCGCGCCGCCTCCAGCTCGGTCTTGGCGTCGAAGTCCTGGCCGAAGCGCTGCGCCACGTCCGCCACGATCTTGAGCCCGGTCTCTTCGGTGAGCAGCCCGGCGTCGATCATCTGGATGACAGCAGTGACCGCCGAGGCCATGGCAGCTGCAAACTTGGCCACGTCTCGGTTCACCAGCTCAGGGAACACCGCAGTGACCTGCCATGCGTCTTCAGACCAGTCGGGCTTGGCGCCGCTCGCTTGTGCAGCCTTCCACAGTACGAAGCGTCCAATCTCCTCCAGCGCCAGCTTGAGGAAGTTCTGCCGCCCGGTGTAGACCTTGAAGGTGGGCTCGCCCATTTCAGAAGCAGCGGCTCGGTTGACGTCCCCACCACCGCCAAACCAGTGCTCTGGCGTGGTGCTGCCGCCCAGGACATGGTTGCGCAGTAGGCGAGCGCTCTGGCTGGTGTCGGCGGCCTGCAGCTCGGGGGTCTTGGCCTCCAGCTTCACGCTGTCGTTGTGCACGAAGGTGCTGTTGGGGCCGGGCGGCGTGAAGGTCTTCTCGTATGCCTTGACCGCATCGGAGTCGGCACCCGTCAACGTCACATCCCATACAAACGAGCGCAGGTAGCCAATGCGGTCCAGCTCGTTGAAGAGGAACTCGTCATAGGCGTCCAGCCAGTCGATCTGGCCCAGCAAGTCGCTGCGGCCACGGCTGCCGTTCGGAAACTTGTTGAGCTGGTACAGCAGGCACTCGCCGTCCGTGAAATCGTCAGCGCGGATGCGGGCGGTGTTGGCACTGAACAGGTCGCTGTCATCACCCAGCACGATCACGCGGTATTTGTGGTTCTTTCCCCGGTTGTCGCGCTTGGTGACCACGCCAATGGGCTGCTCGGGGTTGTCCGGGTCGGTCACCACCGTGGCGATCTGGCGCGGGTCCAGGTAACCCAGACGCACAAAGCCGTCACCCTCGCGCACGTTGGCGATGTAGCACTGCTCACCCAGCAGGCCCAGGGCTCGTACCCGGGGGGTGAGCTTTAAAGGCCAGTTGTTGATGGGGTCCGACCAGAAGGCGTTGAGCAGCTTCTGGTGCTCCTCATCCTTGCACTGCAGCGTCACCCCCTCGGCCAGCAGATAGGCCAGCGGCAGCTCCACCAGGCGGTTGGCAAGCAGGTTGCTTTGCCAAAGGTATTCGGCCACCTTCTGCATGCGGTCCTGCGCCATGGGCGACAGGTCGCGGTCGTTCTGTTTGGACAGGCTATCGCCGCTCAAGCGGCGCCAGCTCGCGTCGTCGTTGCCCTGTGCAGAGGCACTCTCGCGAACGGTGACAGGCGCTGGCGTGGGCACGGGTGCGGAGGCTGACGCGGGCGCCAAGCCGACAGCCTCCCGCAGTCTGGAATAAAAGCTCATAAATCAGTCCTCTGCGGCCAGCTCGGCGCCCACAAGGGCAAGCGCCAAGCGTCCGTGGTCGTTGTGGTGGACGATCACCTCGCGCAGCTTCTGCGCGGCCAGCTCGATGCCCTTGCGGTCTACGGCTGGCAGGCCTGCCATGTGGCCCCGGATGATCAAAAGGTTTTGTTGGTCTTCGGTCACTGGGCGCCCCTTCGGAACATGCGCTGGGCAGTGCGCTGGTATTTGTCGCGCGCTGACTGGGCCGCATTGGAGTTGCCGCCTTGCGCTGCCGCCGCCACGCCACCGGTGACGGCCAGCATCCACAGCATCACCACCATGTCGGGCCCGTCGTCGTGGTCGGCTTTGGGGAAGTGTTTGAACTGGTCGACCAGAGTGGTCTGGCTGCTGTGCAGCCGGATCAGGCCGTTGTGCATGTGCGGTTGCAGACTCTCGATGCGCAGCACCTTGTCCGCGATGGGGATCAGCCCACGCGCCGGTACGGGTACGCCGAGCTGGGCGCTGCGCTTGACCAGCTCGGTGCGCAGGAACTCCTGAAACTGCACACTCTCCACACCCCATACGATGCAGCAGTACTCCCGCTGCAGTTCGATGATGTCGCTGATGATCCGGTCGGGCGTGCGCTTCTTGATCTTGGCTTCGACCACGTCCAGGACGCCCAGCACACGCTGATACCCGCCCACACCCAGGGCGCTCGGGTCGCGGCTGTTGCCAGCCCTGCCGAGGCTGGGGTCGGCCGCTCCGTAGAACACCCACTCGGCCAGGCGATTCACCCAGAAGCGGATGCTGTGCGCAAAGGGCGCATCCTCACCCGCCACCGGGTCGTTCTGCTGTTCGCTGTCGAAAGCGCTGTGGCCCTCGCGGGCGCGGCGGATCATCAGCTTATGGATGGGGCGCAGCGCGGGCCAGCTCACCACGGCACCGAGGTCCATCTCTGCCCGCTGCTCGTGGTACATCGCCATCGCGGCGGTCTCACCTTCCTGGGGCGTCTCGGCATTGAGCAGCAGCCCTTCGAACTGCTCCCAAAGGTCCATCCGGTCGGGCCATTTGATGATGGCTTTAAAGACCTTCCGATTCCACAGCGGGTTCTTGAGAAAGCGCGCCAGGACCGAGTCGTAGTGCAGCACGGTGCCGACCAGAATGGCGTCCATGCTGTCGTCGGGTGGCCCCAGGTTCAACACCGAGGCTGTGACGAACTTCTGCAGCTTGTCGCGCTGGGCCGGGGTCGTGACGTTCTCGTCGTTCTCGATATCGTCCATCACCGCCAAGTCGGGGCGGTGGGCACCATGGCGGCGGCCCCGAATCTTCTTGGCCGAGCCGAAGGCCTCGACCTTACGCCCGTTGGCCGTGACGATCACACCTGCGCGCCAGACCTTGCCCTGACCGCACGCCTCGGGGAAGTCACCCTGCAGGCGAGGGTTGGCTTCCAGCTCGGCTTTGATGGCTTCCAGCATCTCGGCCGCTTGTTCGAACGCGTCCATGATGATCACGGGATACCACTTGCGGCCGGTCACCACGCACCAGAGCACGAACGACATGCTCACCTTGGTGGACTTGGCTTCACCGCGAGGAGCGGCCAGGGCGTCTCGCTGGCCGCTGGGCGCAGCGATCATCTCAGGCAGGCGCTTGTAGAGGTACTGGTGCAGCGCGCTGGGCTCGCTGCGGCCGTAGTGCGGGAAGTAGTTGCGGTCCCAGTACTCGTACCCGTTCAACGGGTCGAACACCTGCAGGCGGCGCTCGGCGATAGCCTGCGGGGTGACGTCCCACCCGTCGAGGTTGGCGTCGATCTGGCGGCGCAGGCCATCGGCCAAAGCGGTCAGGCCGTCCAGGAACTCCCTGCTGGTTTTTGCCATGGCGCTACTTCACCTTTGCCAGCTCTTCGCCAAACGGCTCCAGCAGTTCCACCATGGCGGTGAGGTGCTGCGGAAACTTGGCCTGGGCAAACGACACCAGGCGCTGCAGCACGTCGAGCTGGATGGCTTGCTTGTTCAACTCGGGCGACAGCCGTTTGAAGCTCGCCATGGTCTTGTTGAAGCTGTCGCTCATGCTGGCGAGCGTCTCCGCACGCTGCATCGGCCCCATGTCAGTCGCCTCGCGCAGCAAATCCATGGTGGCCTGGTGCTGCACCAGGTAGTCTTCCAGTAGCTTCTTGCTCAGGGTTGCGAAGTTGTCATCGCCCAGCGCCATGGCGGCGCGCACGTTGTCCCAGTCGTCGCCTTTGTCGGCGGCTTCCTGCTTCCAGCGGTTCGCGGTGCTGCGTGGCACACCCACCTTTTTACAGGCGGTCTCCATCGGCAGACGCTGATAAACAAACAGGCCCCGAAGCTGCGTGCGCTTCTCGGATGCGTGGGCCATTACTGTCCGGTTCCACGGCCCAGCCACTGCTTGGCGCCTTCGATGGCGAGGGCGATGCCGATGGACACGGCCGAGCCGCTGATAGCACCGGCTACAGCGGCTTTCTGCTCCACCACGCGCAGGCGCTTGTCGATGGCGTTGTGGCGCTCCTCCATGCGCTGGTCGAGCGCGTCGATGCGCTGATCTTGGCGGCCCAGGTGGGCCGTGATGCTGTCGAGCTTGCCGTCCATTTTTCCGAGCAGCATCAGTTCGTCTTTTTCCATTGCCATGGAGAGTTCACTTTCCGTTTAAGAAATCAATTAGGTGTTGGTAGCGCTGGCGGTCGGCCGCACAGGCTTGGGCGTTGGCGGTGTGGTTGGCCCAGGCGTCGTCGAGGGTGAGCCCGGAGCCGTTGGCACAAGCAGCGTCGGAGCCTTCGGGGGCACCAGCAGGGCCGCAGGCACCGGCCGCCTGGTCGGTACCTGTGAGGGCGCCGTTCCACATGCGGACAGCAGCAAGAGTGAGCACAGGGCCGCCATCGACAGGAGCTGCAGCCGCATGCCGCTGGTCCGGGCCCGGCGCTTCAGGCCCGGGCGCGTCGCTGCGGGTGACAACAACCACAGGGCCAGGAACAACAAGAGGAGCACGACGGCGAAGGTCTTGATAAGTAGTGTTGAGAGCGGCATAGCGGTCTTCCTGGTCGAGGTGTTCCTGCAGGTAGCTGGCGGCGGCCTGGTCGGCCCGCGCGGTCTCTTTGTCGAGCGTTGCGCGGGCCTTTTGGTCGGCCTTGGCCTGTTGCGCATCTCGGGCGTTGTTGGTGGCCGTGTGGCCCCACCAGTAGCCGCCACTGACCAGGCCCAGGCCAGCCAGGAGGGCAATGAGTAGACGTGAGGCCATGGCTCAGTGCGGCAGTTGGCCGACCATCCACATGACGGCCAGGCACAGGGCGAGGAAGGCGATCAGCAGAAGACCGGCAAGGCCCATCAAAAGGCGCTTGAGGGCTGTCATTGCTGCAGCTCCATGCAGGTCTTGTGGCGCGCCTGCTGGCGGGTCCAGACGCCCATGCAGATTCTGTTGCCCGGCGTGCTGCAGTCGAACTCCCAGCGAAGCGGACGGCCTTGCGTGTCGCGCTTGCTCGCTGTCCAGCCTGGGCCCTCTTGGCGTGGGCTGGTCAGCTTGCGGTACTGGAGCAGTTCAAAGCAGGCCGCTGGGTAATTGCCCGCCTGCAACTCGCGCCGCATGCCAGAAGTCAGCCAGGCGCGATTGCCGTACTGGTAAACCCAGTCCATGTACAGGTCGTACTCTCCCTGGTGTAACGCCACGCCAGGCAGGCTGTTGCGAAAGAGGGCTTCCTCGCGGCTGATATGCGCCTGCGCTTTGATGAGGGCGCGGACAGGCGTGGTGGTGTCGCCGATCTTTACAGGCGTCCCATCTTCGTGGAAGGTGGAACCGAAGCCCACGGTGGGCCGGTCGCCCTGCGTGGGTATGACGGCTTTGTCGGTGTAGCCCTCGTGTGCCACTAGGCCCACCAGGGCAGCAGCTGATACCGATAGGCCTGCGACCAGGACACGAGGCGAAACACGACCACGCTGATTGAGCGCAAGTGCGCTACGGTCATTGCGGGGGCGCCCTGCGGTGATGCCGATAAGCAGCACCATGCAGACACCAACGAAAAAGGATGTTGTGATTCCCATGCCACGACTGTCGAGGGCGGGGCAAAAAAAACTAAGGCCAGCATCTGCTGGCCTTAGACGCTTATGAACTGCGGTGGGCGCCTTCTGCCACTACGCCACAATCGACATCAAAGCGTCGCCCACTCACTCTTACGCTGTCCTTCAAGCGCTTTTTAAATCGAATGCGTTAACGCATAGGTATAGGTTGCCCTTAAAGCTGAATGATATTTATAGGCGTATCACGGGTGATGCTGGCTCCGCGGCAAGTCGCGGGACAAATTAGATTTCAGTGATCCGCGAAATGGCGAATATCCGCTATGAGAGTGACAATATCGACCGGTACCTCTTCGGGCAGCATTGCATGTGCAACGTCGTATCGAGTCACTTTCAGAACTGATTCAACTGAGTCAGGACCAACAGACATGATCTCTTTACCCCGCGCGTCTCGGATCACCATAGCTACATCACTCACAGTTAAGTCAGCGGGAAGTGCGATGGCATGCTTTTCACTAAACAACTGAAGTACTTCCGCCTCAGTTCTGCCACTAGCTCTAGCAATCGCTGGTGTGCTGATGAGATAGTTGTCGAGGTGACGCCGCCGCCATTTGTAAGCGACGAATCCATCGTTGCTCGCTTTGACGCCTTTATCGAGAAGGTCAGCTCCCACACCACCGTCGGCTTCGTCATCGCGATCTCGAATGCTTATGGCCCGCAATCCATCTATGTTCGCCTGGAGTTGCGCAAATAGCTGCCGACGTTCCTTGTGCCCCCCAGTCCACACCCAGATAACAATGTTTTTCGGCCATGCAATCCCTAGCTTTTCTGCAAAAATTGGGAGGATAGCTTCATCGAACGTACCCTCAACAATCAACAGTTTGCGATCTTGAGTTAGCTGATGTAGCCTTGGGGAATATGAAGAGCCGATGCCAGCAAGCACTCCAATTTTCTGCCCCTCTTCGTTCAAATACTTCGCCTTAGAACCTTTGACTTGCATGATCGACTTGCAGTCAAAACCTTTTATCAACTCTGTAGAGTGTGTCGCCATCAGCACCTGCTTACTTTTCTTAAGTGCCAGATCCGACAGGTAACGTACCAAGTCAACTTGCAGAGATGCATGAAGGTGAGCATCTGGCTCATCCAGCAGAACCACATCTACATCCGGTGAGAGAGCTAGCGCATAGACACTAAGCCATTGCAAGAACCCGCTTCCCTCTACCATCAAATCACGAGAAGCATCATTTTTAGCGCGCTTAATAACTGGACCAGTCATCTTGCCGCGAATTGTTTCGACGTTGAGGTAGGTGTGATACCTGTCATCGAACTCACCCATCGTGAGACCCATCCCGAAGAGATCTCCTAGTGCTTTAATCAGCAGTTCCCATGAGTCAGTCTGCCTCAGCCCGGCAAGCGCTGAGGAACTGATTTTTGGCTTATCCCCACGCAATCGCTTGCGCTCCTGCCGATTCCTATCCCACATGTCATAGAGGACATTTCTGATGACGCCGCCGGACAGACCTTGTCCAATCAGTCGATTTCTCATTGCGACGCTACTGCGTGCCTCGCGGTCAGTAATTCCTGCGAAAGGCGGAAGATAGGCGATGTTGGGCACAACACCTGCGATAGGATTTTGGTCTGCGCCAATTAATTCCTGTGACGTCAAATTTGTACTAGTTGTTTTAATAAACAGACGATCGTTCGTCAGAGATAGGCCGAACTCGAGATGTTTCTTTGCACTGGCACCTGATGACCAAATTACTCTAATTTTCAATGTGTAGCCGTCAGGCTCATTGAGTCGTTGAGTCTTTAAATCCGTCCACAGATGTTTTAGCGAAGGAACGTTTATTGGACTGAACTCCGACATACCTACGCCAATGCCTTGCGCCCCACCGCCCATCGTCCAAGCCTTAGGGCCTCGTACAAACGCCAGCATCGTCTTGCAAAACTCCCAAACTGCAAGAGCATGAAGGATTGAAGACTTGCCCGCATTGTTGCCCCCCACAAGAAGCGAGAGACCATGATTCAACTCCACATTCGCGGATTTAAATTGCTTGAATCGGTGTAATTGAACTTGTTCGATAAACACGTTTTGCCCTACGCAGAAGTTGGATTTATAAACTCTTGTTCTGGCACGCCAGCAAAGTGGGAAGCAGCAAAAAATCCCGTTAATTGCGTCTAAATGGCAAGAACTTTTTGCTTAGCATTAGTTGAAAGTAACGCCGCCCCAGCGCACGCGGCCGAGTACCGAAAAGTCTCTGTGTGACTCGCCGTCAGAGCCTTCGATCTCGAACGGAGAGTACTCGGGGTTTGAGCTGCTCACTCTCAACACCTTGCCAGGCAAGCGTTGCAGTTGCTTCAGCATCAGCGCACCATCAAGTCGTATCGCGTGGATGCCCTCCGTCAACACATCCTTGGCGCGCAGGTCCAGCATGGTGGTGTCCCGAGAGCGCAGCAGAGGCTCCATGGAGTTCCCGATCACCGACACCAGTGCCAGTTCGTTGTGACCTATGCCGAGGTCTTGCCGAATGAACTTGGCCTCAAACGGGCGCATGGCTTTGACGTGTTCGACATCGCAAAACACGCCATTTCCTGCAGACATCGCTACATCGAAATGCGGAACGTAGATGTATTCGCCCACCTCCACCGCCTTAGGGCTGCGCTCCACCTTGTCCGACTTCACCTGCCCTGTCAGCAGCCACTCTGCAGGGCACTTTCCGATCTCCGCCATCCGCAACAAAGCAAAGGCGTCAGGAATGGTGATGCCCCGCTCGAACTTGCCGATGGTGTTCACGTGTAGATCGAGCTGACGCGCGAACTCCTCGCGCGTAACGGCGCCTCGACATGACCGGATTCGATCACCAAGTGACGCTGCATAAGCGTCGCGTAGTTCATTGCTGGGTCGGTCCATAGCTACCGCCGAAGAAGATCAGCGAAACATTTTAGTGTGTCCATGGACACATTAAAACATGCAGACGTCGATTGGAGAACACCTGATAACACTGAGCAGCAACAGACACAACCTACCAATTCTTACAGCCACACAGTTAAGTGTGTAAAAACTGGTTGCTCGCACATTTATTTGTGTTTATGATCATGACCATGGACACACAAAAATGTATGGCGCAGACAGATTGGCATCCAGCGGATGTGAAAGCCGCACTCGAAAAGAAAGGTGTAAGCCTGCGTCAACTTGCAAAGGAGCACGGCTACTCACACTTTCAGCGCGTTCTCTCAACCCATTGGTGGGCCGCTGAACAGATCGTCGCCAAGGCTCTCGGCAAGCCCGCAAACGAAATCTGGCCTTCTCGCTATCTGGCCCCTCGCGCAAAAGCACAGGCGCGCACTGTGAAGATCACGGTTACCAGCACCGGACGCATTCGCAAGCAACAGGAGCGCCGCGCATGACGTGGCTCACCGCACGCGAAATCGCTGGTCTGCCTGGCATGCCCAGCACCGAGTTCCGCACCCGCGAACGCCTCACCCGTCTAGCAGTCGAATCACGCCCCCGCATGGGCCGCGAAGGCGGCGGCGGCCAGGAATACAACACGACCGCTTTGCCCGCAGAAACCCGCGCTGCCATTGCGGTCCGCACGGTTTCGAAGGCGGCAGGCACCGCCCTGGCTCAGATCGACACCGCCCCAATGGTGTCTTTCGCCCCACCCGAGAAGCCACTGCCTGCGCCCCTGGCTCCCGCGCCAGAGCCGACCCGCCGCCCGCCCAGCCTCACCGACAAGGCAACTGCCGATGCCCGCATGGTCCTGGTGAATCTGGTGCTCGACCTGGAGCCATTGCACGGCATCAAACGCGCTTGCGCCACGGTCGCTCTGCAGTTCGCCAGCGGCCAAGCCAGCGCTGACCTGCAGGCCACCGCCCGCAAGGCCAACCAACGTGCCCGCGCCGACCAGGTCAGCGCCCGCACCCTGGAGCGCTACATCGGCATCTACCGCGCCGAAGGATGGTGGGGCCTGCTGCCTGCCCAGGCACCCGAGCCCACGCTTCATGACGTGGAGCAGGACGTGGCGGCGGTCCTCGGGCTATTCCACAGCCGCGACGCTCGCTTTCGCAAGCTGACCGGCGCGGCCAAGGAAGTGACCCGCCAACTCGGCCGTGACTTCGACACCTGGAAGGCGCTGTACGCCCGGGCGCGCCGCGCCCTGGACAAGTTCGGCAAGAGCCACCAGGCCAACACGGCGCTCATCAAGGCCCGCCATGCACCTGGTGCCCAGCGCGATGCCAAGCTTCCCTTCCGGTGGCGTGACACCTCGGGATTGAAGCCCAACGACTGCTGGCTGATTGACGGCCATACTTTTAAAGCCAAGGTGCGCCACCCTGATCACGGCGCCCCCTTCGCGCCTGAGCTGACGGTGTGCATCGACGCTCGCAGCCGGATGATTACGGGCTGGTCGGTGAACCTCTCGGAGAACGTCCGCGCGGTGGGCGATGCCTTGCGCCATGGCGTGAGCCTCTGGGGCGTGCCCGCCATCCTCTACGGCGATAACGGCGCAGGTGAGACGGCCAAGCAGATGGACTGCCCGATTGACGGTTTCTGCGCACGCCTGGGCATCGACCACCGCACCGGCATTGCTGGCAAGCCGCAAGGCCACGGGGGCATTGAGCGCCTGTGGCAGACGGTGGGCATCAACTGCGCACGCAACTTCGCCACGTACCAGGGCAAGGACGTTGACGGCGGCACCTTCCGCAAGGTAGCGGCCGAGTTGCAGAAGGAGCAGCGCGCCGTGCGCCGCGCCCAGCAGACCGGCGAGGTGGTAGTGCTAAGCAACAAGGTGCCCACCTGGCCGCAGTTCATCGACGCGGTCGAGCAGGCCGTGCATGAGTACAACCAGGAACATCGCCACCGCATGCTGCCCAAGCTTGCGAATGGCAAGCGCATGACGCCCGCCGAGATGTGGGCCACCGAATACAAGGTCGAGGAGCAGGAGCTGCTCACCCAGCTCGAGCTGCGCATGATGTTCATGCCCGCCATCCTGCGCACAGCCAAGCGCGGCCAGATCACGTTCTTCAACCAGACCTACGCAGCGCCCGAGCTGATGCGCCGCGATGTGGATGGCCGCGAAGTCAGCGTGCGCTACGACATCCACGACCCGAGCTTCGTGCTGGTCTACACGCTGGATGGCGAGTACGTCTGCGAGGCCAAGTTCGAAGCCAGCCGCCGCGACTTCTTCCCGACGCCTGTCATCGACATGGCACGCGAGAAGCGCGTCAAGGCCGCTGTCAAGCGCCGTGAGCAGCAGATCGACCTCGCATTGCGCGAGCTGCAGACCACGGTGCAACCCGCCCAGTTTTCCCTGCCGGAGCCCAGCGCGCCATTCGTGGTCGTGCCCTCCACCCCGGAGGTTTTCTCCTCCCTCCCTCTCAACGCTTCCTCCGAGGGCGAAGCCGTGCAAGCGGCTTCGGGCAGGCCTTTCTTTGACACGTCCAGCGACCGCTACGAGTGGCTTATGGGCCACCGCGACCGATGGGATGCCAGCGACGCGCATTGGCTGCACCAGTACGTGCAAAGCGATGGTTATGAGGGCTTGGCCGACTACTACGCGGCGCGGGGCCTGGGGTGGGATGACGCGGGTCTCAGCAGCGAAGACGGACCCGGTTTTAAGAGTGCCCTGTGACGGCGGCAACCGTCACAGAGCGTGCCTGAGTTGATTGAAGAGACCCAAACGAAGGGGAATGTAAGGTGAAAAAAGGATTCGTGCAAACCAACAACTTCCGGCTGCTCAAGGAAGCCGAGAAGATCGTTGCGCGCCGGGGTGCCCGCGAGGCGAGCTTGGTGCTGATTCAGGGCCAGTACGGCATCGGCAAGAGCGAGCTGACGGAGCGCTGGGCCAGCGAGAACGGTCATGCTTTCATCCGCGCCAAGCGGGTATGGACGGCACGCTCCATGCTGGAAGACATAGCCACCGAGCTGGGGCTGGCTGTGCGCGGCTCGGCCAAAGACATCGAGAACCGCATCGCCCAGCACCTGGCGCAGACCATGCAGGCGCTGATCATTGATGAGGCCGATTACCTGGCCGACATGAAGAGCGCAGCCAAGCTGGAGACCATCCGCGATATTTCCGACGTGACCGGCACCATGGTGTTCCTGGTCGGCATGGAGTACTTCCCAGCCATAGTTCAGCGCTACGAACACATCGCAAGCCGCGTGGCCCGCGTGGTGCAACTGCACCCCCTGGACCTGAGCGACGTTCAGACCGTGTGCAAGGCCAAGGCCGATGTGGTCATGTCACCTGCCCTGGTGGAACAAATCCATCGAGACAGCAAAGGCCGCATGCGCCACATCCTGAACGCAATCGCCAACATCGAAGCATGGGCGCAGGCCAATAGCTGGAACGAGGTGGACGTGGCCCACGTCAAGGGCAAGCCTCTTTGCGCTGACTTCACCGGCCACCTGGCTGCGAACAGGGGGTTGTGATGGCTGCACTGCAATGGTTTTTTGTCCCAGCGCTAGCGGCCATCGGCGCCAACGTCACGCGTTCAACGCAGGCGTTTACGGCTTCGGATGTTAGTCAGTGGGCCACCAACGAGTACTTGGATTTTTCCGTCGGGAGCGCTGAGTTGGCGCTGACCTCGCTGCAGCGGTCTGGCTTCGTGCAATCGCGCTCACTGCTCCCGCAGAGGTCACGCCAGCAACGTATCTGGCATGCAACCACGGATGGTCTGCGCGCGGCCCGGGCAGCACTCCAGTCACTGCCTGGCAGTACACCGGATGTCCAGGCGCTGCCCACCCGCCTGTGGAATCTGCTGCGCATCCGCCGCCGCCTCACTGCAGTCGAAGCGGCAGAGACGCTGATCGATGCAGCGGACAACTTCGACGCGCAGACCAAGCGGATCGGTGCGCTGCTCGCGGCCTGGGCCAAGCTGCCGCCCCATGCAGTGGTGACCGGCGCAAAGAAGGAGGAGGGACGCATCCGCTACGTGCTGGTCAAAGACCTCGGACGCTGGCCTCCGCCGTCGCAGACAGGACAGATGCATCCCACCGCTTTCGCTTACGCGGTCGCCGTGCCTGCCCGGTTTCGCAAAACCCGCTCTGCAACGCCCCACAGCCAAGGTGAAGGACATGAAGCTGCATGACGCCTTCCTACATGAACGAGCAGTGGTTCGATCTGCTGCAGTCGCGCACCGAGGGGCAACAGCGCACCCAGGTCGCCCGGCAACTGGGGATCAGCCCGGCCACGCTGAGCCAGGTGCTCAACGGCAGTGGCCTGTATGGCGAGGGCAAGGCCAGCACGGCGCGGATTGCCGACAAGGTGATTCACACCTTCGGCCGGTATCCGTGTCCGCACCTGACCGACGAAGCCGCAGGCGAACAGCAGGTGGTGACCGCCGATCAGTGCCGCGCCTATGCGCACCGGGCCGCACCGGCGACGCCCCGCGACATGAAGCACTGGCAGGCCTGCCGCCAGTGCCCGCACAAGGCAGCCAGCGCCCCTCCCCTGGCCCGCGCCATCCAACCTCGCAACAAGGTCATCCCCATCCACACGGAGGCTCAGTGAACGTTTTAAAGACCATCCTCATCGGCGGCCCCGTGGGCCTGGCGCACGCCCTGCGCGAAGCCTGGATTGCACGGCGAATTCGTAGCACGGCCACCCTGATGGACCGTGAGCGCGCCCTGCACCGCGAGCACATGGCCCAGTTGCGTGCTGAGCTGGATGCGTTGTGCAGCCGCCAGACCAGCTCAACAGCCCGTGCCACCAGCTTCTGGAAGGGCCTGTCATGAGCACGTCGCCCAACTACGCACGCCCCCCGCTGCGCTGGATCACCCGCCGCGCCCGCTGCCTGCAAAACGGATTTGGCATCGCACGCCGCGAAGCCCTGCGCTTTGCTGTCATCGACTACGCATGGTTCCAGGGCATGCACACCCTCACGCTGGTGCAAGGAGGACGCAGCCATGGCTAAAGGCCTCACCCTCGACTGCGCAGCCCTGTGGGGCTTCATTCGCAAGGATGGCGGCTGGTGGAGCGTGCTGCGCTTGACCGGCCACTGGAGCCCGACCTACAGCCTGGCCGAGGTGGAAGAAATCCTCGTGACGCTGCACAAGGGCGGGTTCCTGGAATGCCAGACCTTGCACCGTGCCGGGACTGTCTACGCGGTCACCCCTAAGTGCTCGGTGTTGCCCGGCATCGCCGCTGCTGCGAGCGCTGCTTCAGCCACTACAGGACCGGCAGCGGCCCCGACGCGGCCTCAATCGATGCGAGGCGCGTTTGTGCCACCTCCCATGCCCACCGCCCGCCAGGGCGCGCTGGATCACACCAACTGCCCGAGCCTCATGCAGGGCAAACGCAATGCTTACAGGAGCACTACCGCATGAACGCCCCGACTGAAAAGCAGTTTGACGAAGTCGAGGCTTTGTCCAAGCGTGTCATGACGCTGGTGAAAGAGGCCGACTGCCCGGGGACCGCGCTCAACGCGCTGCTCACCACCTACATCAATGTAGCGAGCGCCTGCGGCCTTCTGCACATGGTTCCGGGCGCGGGCATCGCGCTCGGCCTTGCCGCCGAAGAACTGCTCGCTCGCAAGCCCGCTGCTCCGCAGCAGCCCCCCACCAGCGCATCCCTTCACTGATCACAGACCAAAGAAAGAGAAGACCATGACAGAAAAGACCATCCCCAACGGCTACTGGGAAGATGCCAACGGCGCCCTGATTCCCGTCTCCAAGATCAAGGACATCGACAAGGACCGCCACCGCACCGTCTCCGACCTCTGCCAGGCCGCGATCAAGCAGCACGCGGAGCTGGCGCAGTTCAAGGCCGCAGCCATGGCAGAGGTGACCGACTTCATCAGCCGCAGCCTGGCGCAGTACGACGTGACGCATGGTGGCAAGAAGGGCAACGTCACCCTGATCTCGTTTGATGGCCGATTCAAGGTGGTCCGCCAGATGCAGGAGAGCCTCGCCTTCGACGAACGCTTGATGGCGGCCAAGGCCCTGATCGATGAATGCATCCAGGGCTGGAGCAAGGGCAGCAACGCCAACATCAAGGTGCTGGTGAACGACGCGTTCCAAGTCGACCAGGCCGGAAAGATCAGCACGGGTCGCGTGTTGGGTCTGCGCCGCTTGAAGATCGAGGACGAGACCTGGCAGCGTGCGATGACGGCCATCGGCGACAGCATGCAGGTCGCCAGTACCAAGCCCTACATCCGCTTCTACGAGCGTGATGCGCGGGGAGAGTACGTCGCCATCAACTTAGACATGGCGGCGGTATGAAGGATCGGATCAAACCCACGCCTGAGCAGGTCGCGCTGGAGATCGCCCGCCTGAAGCAGGTTCATCCGCGTGTGCCGACCCACTCCTTCTTCGGCGACGACAACCGTGCGGCCATCGACGCCCAGATTCGGGTGCTTCAGGAAGGCATGTCGCTGGACGAGGTGCATGACACCTTCGGCGAACTCAACGACGACGGCGACTTCAGCCAGAACACGCTGGACTGCGCGCTCACGGCGCACGACTGGCTGCACGGCGACCTGGCCGCCGACGAAGCATCGCCCGCGTTTGGCTGGGAGGGCATCGCGCGATGACCACTGACCCGAAAGTGATGTGCGTCTGCTGCCAGGTCACAGAGGTGGCCTGGCACGAGCTGACGTGCGACGGCTGCCGCCCCACGCTTGAAGCGGCTGGCTTGATTCCACCCGCTGCGCCACCAGCCACCACAAGCGCTCCTGCCGATCAGCGCATCCAAATCGGCCCCACTGACATTTGAAGGACGAGCCATGCAAAACATCGAAATGCTCTCCGCCGCCCTGGGCCTACTCGGTTCATTCCTGGTCGCCACCAAGAGCCGCTATGCGGGCCTGGCCTTCGTGGCCTGGTTCGTCAGTAACGTGGGCTGGCTGATCTTCGGCGCCCACAACGACCACTGGTACTTCGTGGCACAGCAGATCGGCTTCACCGTCACCTCTGTACTTGGCATCTGGAACTGGCTGGTGCGTCCTGCTCTGCGAGGCGAAGCCGCCGAAACTGAAGGAGCCCGCGAGCAACGTGCTCGCGCCGTCGTTGAGCGCCACCTCGACCGTGACTACGTCGGCCTCACGATGGGTAGCCATGTCCTGCACACCACGGCTCCGGTCACTTACATGGCGCTGGAGCGCATCTACGTGGCCGGTGAAGAGGAAGGCCGTGCCCTGGAACGCGAGCGGGCAGGAGGTCGCTCATGAGCACGCCGACCAAGAAACAACAGGCATCGAGGCACACACGCCGCCTGCGCACCATGCGCGAGAAGGTGCTGGACATGGCCCGCCAGTGGGAAGAGCTGGATCAGTTCTGCGTGAACGAGCTGGAGAGGTTGGCCGATTCGATTGAAGGCGTCGCTGTCAATTTGATTGACGTCGACGTAGTGGACGGCTTGCCCGCACGGGAGTTGCTGCAATGAGCCGAGCCGCCAAGCCTGTCCAGCAGATGGCCTTCATCACCATCGGTCACGGCAGCTTTCTCATGGAGGCCAGCAAGGCCATGAAGGTGGCCGAGCTGATGCAGCATGCGGTGGAAGCCCGCTGGGACTACTACCGCAGCGACGGCCAGGACACCTATACCGTAGGTGATTCTGCGAGCGTCGAGTTCAAACTGGTCCGAGCGAACCAGGTGCGCGTGCCCCAGGGCGAAGCTGCGCCTGTCGCCGCAGCGCGGCCAAGGTTGCTCAAGTGAAGCCGGTGACTGTTCAGGAGCCCACCTGATGCCTTTCTACCGTTTCAAGACCGGCACTGTTCATCTGAAGGGCTCCAAGCTGCCAGCACCGTGCGGCGCCCGCGCGCTGATCGAAGGCCGCGAACAGGTGTGCATGGCCTTCAGCGGCTACCTGTGCGACGGCCCTGATCCTGCCCACCACAGCGGCACATGCGACCGTGCCCTGTGCGATGCCCATGCCCGCGAAGTCAGCAAGAACCGGCACCTCTGTCCCGACTGCCACCTCCAGCACCGCGATGCAGAACCGCAGCTCGGGCTGTTCACATCCCTCGTTTAAAGACATGGCAACCACCACACGCAAGTTCACCGCCCACAGTAACGCGGGCAACTCCGAAACCCAGCGCAAGCGCGAGCTGGGCCACATTCACCAAGGGCGCGCGGCGCTGCAGTGGAGTGACGACGACTACCGGTTTCACCTGCGCAACCTCACTGGCAAGGGCAGCTCGGCAGAGCTGGACGCTGCAGGCCGCCGCGAGGTGCTCGACCACATGGCAACGCTCGGCTACGTTCCCAAGGCCGCGAAGTTTCAGCCCTTCGACCAGGCCGCAAAGATCAAGTGGCTGTGGAAGAAGATTGGTGAACACAAGGGCCTGCGCGACCCCAGTCCGGCTGCACTGCTCTCCTTCATCACCCGCACGACTGGCAGCGGCTATTCCGATGTGAAGTTCGTTCCCACGCAGGATGCATCCAAGGTCATCGAAGCCCTCAAGGCCATGCTGGATCGCGCCAAGCTCGCGCAGGGAGCTTCTACGCAGCACCGAGGCACCGCCAAGTAACTGCGTATGCCACACAGCCCTGCCGTCCCCCTGGAACTTCTGCCGCCCCTGCTGCAGGATTTCGTGCGCCTGGTCGGTTTGGATGCCACCATGGCATTGGTGAGGCACACGGGCGGGCTGCGCATTTACATCCCCACGCCGGACCGCGTGACGCCCGATCATCCATTCGCGCACGTCATGGGTCTGGACAACCTTTTAAAGCTTGCCGAGGCTTATGGCGGCGAGTCCCATTTCCAGTTGCCCAAGGCCGATCGGGCGCTGATTCAGTTGCGGAACGCCCGCATCGCCGAGGCCTACCGCACCCACAAGACGGCCCGTGAACTGGCCTGCGAGTACCACCTGACCGAGAGCCAGATCGTGCGGATCGTGGCGGCCATGGGAGCGACGGCGCCTGTGGATCGGCGTCAGGCAGTGCTCTTTTAAAGCCTATGCGTAGGCTTTTAAACAGGTAGGTTCGCACTGAATTTGCATGTCGCCACATTTTGCGCTCCCGGAAATTGCAAATTCAATAAGAACGCTTTTTACATCGTTCTCCTAAGGTTGCAAATCCCTACCGTCCTATAGCCGATGCCTGGCCTCGTGCTGTACTGCTGCTTTAGGGCCAATTGCAGACTTTCCGAGCAAGGTTTATATGGTCAGCTAGAGTAGGTGGGCGACTCACAACTTACAGAGTGTCCATACCAGTAGAGGTCAAAATGGAAGTCGATTCTGGCACTAAAGACGAGAGCCCACGATGGGACGTTGAAGGGACGGGAAAGCTCATCACTGCTGTATTTGGTGCGGCGCAGTGGAAGAAGGCGCACCCGAGCGTAAGGTCTATGACGGATAGACCTGAGTTCTGCCGCTACCACTACCACGAAGCATTGGACATGATGAACGAATACATCGAATCCAATCTGAAGGAGACTGGCTTGTGGGGTGTCTATGAGGACTACGATCAGTTCAGTTACCTGATGCTGAAGATAAGAGCAAACATCGTTGCCTTCGTCCAGAGCCTGCATGCCGTCGCGGATACCTGCTCGCACATGCTCTACTACTCTCTGGCATTGGACAAGCTTCCCAAGCCCCTCAGGGAGAGAGACATCTATGCCAAGGAGGTCCTCAAGCTGCTAGAGCAACAACGTGATGTTGAGCATCCCGAGTACGAAAGGCTCTGTAGTTTGTTCCGCGAGATCACAACTGGCGATGGCTACAAGTACCTTAGTGCCCTGACCAACACGTCAAAGCACCGCAGTATCGTCCGACCAGAATTAAACGAAGATGCCACTGGAAGGCGGGAAGAGAAGTGGAGTCTCTTTTTGGAATCGTTCTGGTACGCAGGAGAATTTTTTAAAAAAACCAACGCTCGCGAGTTCATGCAGAAGGAGCATGACCGCATCCAACCCTTGACTGTAAGCATTGGTGCGGAACTGAACGAGGTCTTGAAGAAACTTCAACCATTGCAGCAAACGACACAAGCCATTAAAGAAAGTTGTTAAAGCGCCTATATCACACCAGTTGTACTGTGACACATGACTGTGTGAGCTCAGCCAGCCTAAAACAGTCAGTTGCGCGAATGTGTCAACCGTCTGCTCGTGGCCGATAGCAGCCGATGGCCATCGTAGCCTAGTGAGCCCGCCCGTTCTGAGCGCGGCATGCAAACACTACCGGCCAAGCGCCGCGGCGCGTTCAGGCGTGTGTGGTGTGGTCTAGCCGCGGTATTTGCTACTACCGAGAATAGTTGCAAGATCTATGAGAACCGACAAAACTGGTGCGACCTCGCCAAGGTCGCACTGTGTGGATAAGTTTCAGTGCAACCTACGAAGGCTACTGATTTCAAAAGAATTTTCTTGGTCACACATACTTTTAGCGTGCGACCTTAGCAGGTGCGACCTGGTTTGGGATATCGACTTGTTCCAGTCAAGCGCTTAGAGCGAATGGCAGGCGTGACGCCTCCAATGAAAACGGGCAAAAAAGCCCCGGAACTGTTTTCAAGCACCCTATAGCCACTATGGCCTGCAAAACGCCCATTTCGGCCGTTCTGGTCACATGGACCGCCTATTTCGTGCCAAAGCCCACGGCAATTCCCAAATGCCCCAAATCGCCCGCAAACCCGCGCCAGTGCTAGTGAGGCCCAAACTTATCCACACACTCCGCCCGTGCCAATTCGATCACCTCCCCACTTGATGCAGCGCAAATGCGCCCGTAGCGAATTGCTCGACGCGCGTTTTGGCACTGATTGGCGCAGCCTTTGGCGCGGATTCAGTCAAAGAAAGGCTGCTCAAAGAGGCTTTGGACCGTAAGTGGCTGATGTTCTACTCGCGCGTCAGCCTCGCCACGATGTTTTCACTAGTGGAACCTAGGCAGCCAACGCAGTGATGCTGACTTGAGGCTGCTACCGGCCAGAAGCAGCAATTGGCGACAAATAAAGCGGTCGCTTAACGTTAAATATCAGCCGAGCGGCGAGGCAGCGTCGGCGGCATAAAGAGGTCAGGCTTTCGGCTTCCAAACGAGCGCTTCACAGGGGTCATCCACCCACCTTGCGAGACAACGTCCAAACTCATTGATTGAAGCGGGCTCAGACAGAACTCTCAACTCCGCTCGTGCAACTAGTGGGCTACTTACGTGCGAAGAAACATGCACCAGCAGTGCAGAGTGTCCAACCTGGTCCACCACTTCGGCTCGCATGAAGAGGTGATACGGGTACTCCCCTGATTCATCTCCGTATTCGAAAACTACAGTGTCATCAACAGAAGCGGGGAAAGCAGTGAGACTTAGTGCAAATTTCTTTACGTGTTGCGGAGTCACATAAACCTCCGCGAACCCAGAAAAGCCGTCACTTGATGCCCAGACAAGCAGATTTAGAACTCCGTCTCCGTTATAGGGCTCCGATTTAATGCAGATTTGATTCATCGATTCGAATTCTGAGAGGACTAACGTGGTTTATCTCGCCGCGAAACCCGACAAGCGCGCACTGAACAAACCATAGCTTTCTCGCAAGCAGGGACAAGGCGCTGCGGGAGCACATTCGGGCTGCGGTCATGCCTCTTTTTGAATCAACGACCGCTTTGAGAACTGAACCCCACCGTTGGCTCAGGGCCCGCTAGCGTCCCTCACCGTGGGGCAGAATTCGGCCAAGAAAAGGCGGTGGCCGATAGTGAGAGCGGACGCTCAACCTTTGACTTAAGTGGCGTAGGTACTTACGCCTGAAGGACAGGTAAGGTTTCGTTGCGAACAGGGAGCGAAGAGTATTCTGCGAGTGCATCGGCTAGTGCCTTGCGACATTCGGCCACGCTTCCGTAGGTATTGCTTCTGGCGAGAGACAACGTATCGTTAATTGCATCAAACCGATAGTACACATCGTCTCCGAGTTCAGCGCTTCGTGCGATCTGCATCGCTTGCTCTATTTTCCGTTGCAGCTCGTCGTCTGAGGTTTGGCTTGCTTCTCGTAGGGTTGCCAGCAACCAATGGGCCGCAAGCACTCTATCGCGTTCGCCTTGAATCGTGCCGAGATTCTCCAAGGTCATTGCGGCGCCACGGCTCCAGGAAGCCTCAATGATCTCCCCTGGCGGTTCTGCCAACTCTTCGACGACCGACATAGCCCAGTTGTTCGCATCCTCTGAGAGGAGCAGTCCAGCCTCCAGACCAAGGCGAAAGTATTCAGCGAATGTGGCGAGTGAAGGGGTCACGACAGGTCTTTGCAAAACCAATGTTTGACTTAAGCGGCTGGCCGTAGGCCACTCCGAAAGGGGTTAGGTGTCACGTGCGATCTCGGCGAGTTCTTCACTGAATACCTCCGACCGTGGGGGCACTAGCGTCCAGTCAGTGATGTGCCAATGCAACAGGCTGCCCATGCTGTCGGTGCCTGGTCGGGCAGGCACAAAGTCCTCGCGTACTGCATAGACGTTCATGTGAATGTGATCTTCGTCGCCATGGACCACCAAGCCTTGGAGTTTTGCGCTGACGAAGTTTTCGTCACCGTATTCAAACCCCCGATCTTCGATTACGAAAACCGGATACTTGGCTACGGGCAACTCAACGATGTGTTGCATTGAACGAGCTGTCTCGGGAACCAAGAGCAGGAAATCTTCGGCAGCGGCACGGTGCGCGAAGATGCCGGCTATCCAGCGCCACTTTTTAGTGTTCGTTGCTTCGATGGAGAACATATGATTCTTCGACGCCTAACGTGATGTGTCCTGCCGAACAGACGGGATAAACCTGGGCCATGTGGGATATTTTGGAAACCCGATTTCTCCTGGAAGTGGCTTGCAGCCTAGGTTGCAAGCAGATCGCTGTTTAGATAGCCGAGCATAAAAATTAGCGTAATCCCGCAAAATCAAATGGGCAAAACTATAGTTTGCTCGCAAGAGGGACGAGGAGATGCCACATCATATTTTGGCTGTGTTCATACCGGTTTTTTGAATCAGCGACCGCTTTGGGGGCTGAAGCCCACCGTCAGCTCAGGGCCCGTTGCCGTCGTTGCACTCGCTCGATAGCAGTCTCTCGCAATGGCTTGGTGCTACTTCAACAGCTCTGCTCGTAGAGCGTCGGACGCTTGTTTCATCACCGATTCGTTCTCAGTGACCGAGCGAAATCGTCGAAGCTGAGGGCTTGCTGTTGATTTCCACGCAGAAGTGACCCACTGACCCCCAGGATTTCCATCTAAACCTGACCCACGTACTAACCCTAACCTGCTGCTTCTTTGAGCAGCAGGAGACCAGGAGTGATAGACGTGGCAACAC